AAGCAGCACTAGCAGAATCTATTCTTATACAAAATAGTCCTTATATACCTGATTGGGCGTTAGCTGTGGAATTACTAACTCTAATAGTGACAGTAACGTTAGTATGGGTTTTGTTATTTTATTTAGGGATAACGTGGGGTTTAGTTTTTGGAGTCCTTACAGCGTTTCTAACGGCTTCAGGAGGATATTACCTTATTAGTAAAGGTATACTTATAGACGTTACTTGGACGCTCTTATCTCAGTTTATAATAGGAGCGATAGCTTTTTACCTTAGGTTTAGACAGCAATATAAATTACGTTTATTGATCAAGAAACAGTTTGAACACTACCTTGATCCACGACAAGTGAAGTTATTACAAAATAACCCTACGTTATTAAAATTAGGTGGTGAAAAAAGAAACTGTACTTTTTTGTTTACAGACGTTAGAGGTTTTACTTCTTTGTCAGAAAAACTAGAACCAGAACAGGTTACAGAAATAATGAATAAAGCCCTTACTATACAGTCAAACGCAGTAAAAAAATATGGGGGCATGGTAGATAAGTTTATTGGTGATGCTATGATGGCTATATTCAACGCTCCTATAGATTTACCAGACCACGAAAACAGAGCTATAAAAACCGCTATAAAAATAATCAAAGATATGGAAAAAGCTGATATAGGTGTGGCTATAGGTATAGGAATTAACACTGGAGAAGCAGTAATAGGTAACATGGGTAGTGATACTAGATTTGATTATAGTGCTATAGGTGACGCTGTTAATACTGCTGCTAGATTTGAGTCAGCAACTAAAGAAGTAGGCGTAGATTTAATAATAGGAGAAAATACTAAAAAAAGTTGCGATTTTAAGTTAAAATTATTAAAACCAATCAAAGTTAAAGGTAAGAAAGAATCTTTGACGATATACACGGTGTGAATATGAAGAAAAGATTAAGTGTTCAAGATGTAGCTGCAGATTTAGCAGTATCTAAAAAAGAAAACGCAGAACGTTGGAAAACAGCTTTTAATGAGTTTTCTGATATTAAACAAGAGATAACCTCTATAAATAATACTATAAAAATGGCTACGTTTGGCGTATTTAGTTTTATAGGCGCATTAACAATAGCAGTAGTAACGGTGGTAATATGAAAGGATTATTAAAAAACATAGTTGGTGCGGTAGCTCCTACACTCGGTTCTGCTATGGGCGGACCATTAGGTAATATGGCTATGGGTAAAATAGCGGAGGTATTAGGTGTATCTAACGATCAAAAAACTGTTGAGCAAGCCATACAAAACGCTACACCAGAACAAATGTTAGAACTTAAAAAAGCGGAACAAGAGTTTGAAGTACAGATGAAAGAACTTGATGTAGATGTATTTAAACTTGAAACACAAGATAAACAACACGCTAGAGGTATGTTCAGTAAAGATTGGACAGCTAGAATCATAGGGTTATTTACTATAGGTGGTTTTTTAGGTTACATATTTTTAGTTACATTACAACCGCCAGAACAAAACAGCGAGGCACTTATTAATTTAGTGCTTGGTTATTTAGGAGGATTAGCAAGTGCAATTATTTCGTTCTATTTTGGAGCATCTCACACCCCAGAAAAAGGAGACTAATATGGAAATATCACAAGAAGGTTTATCATTAATTAAAAAATTTGAAGGTTGTAAACTCGATTCTTATAAATGTGCAGCAGGAGTTTGGACTATAGGTTATGGTTCTACACACGGTATTACAGAAAATATGTCTATATCTCAGGAAAGAGCAGACATGTTATTACTCGAAGATGTAGAAAAGTTTGAGCAAGCAGTAAACGATTTAGTAGAAGTACCTTTAGAACAAAATCAATTTGATGCTTTAGTTTCTTGGACTTTTAATCTTGGACCAACTAATCTAAAAAACTCAACCTTATTAAAAGTGCTAAATGCTTCACACCCAGATTGGAATGACGTACCAGCACAAATAAAAAGATGGAATAAAGCAGGTGGGAAAGTTTTACAAGGTTTAGTACGCAGACGTGAAGCTGAAGCTTTATTATTTGAGGGTAAGGAGTGGCACGAGGTTTAATATGCCGTTAAGTAAATTTGTATTTAAGCCAGGAATTATGCGTGAAGGCACAGCCTATGATAATGAAGGTGGTTGGTTTGATACTAATTTAGTAAGGTTTAACGCTGGTAGACCAGAAAAAATAGGAGGTTGGCGTAAAGATTCACCTAATACTTTTTTAGGTACATGTCGTGCATTACATTCTTGGGTAGCTTTAAACGGTAGTAAATTTTTAGGTTTAGGAACCCACTTAAAATATTACATAAACGAAGGAAATACTTTTAATGATGTTACCCCCATACGAAAAACTACAACTAATGGTATTACTTTTTCTGCTACTGATGGCAGCTCTACTATAACAGCTACTGACTCTAGTCATGGTTGTGTACAGGGCGACTTTGTTACTATTAGCGGAGCAGTTAGTTTAGGTGGTTTAATTACTGCTGATGTTTTGAATCAAGAATATCAAATACTTGGTGTTCCTAGTAGTAGTACCTACACATTTACAGCTAAAGATACTGACGGTAATACAGTCACTGCTAATAGTAGTGATAGCGGAAACGGTGGTAGCGGAGTCGACGGTGCTTATCAAATTAACGTTGGTTTAGATACGTATGTTCAGTCTACGGGTTGGGGTGTAAGCACTTGGGGAGCTGGTGGATACGGCTCAGTTGCAGCTTTATCTGACACTAATCAGTTACGTACATGGACTCATGATCATTTTGGTGAAGATTTATTACTAGCTGTGCGTAATGGGTCTATATTCTATCACGACACTAGCGACGGAGTATCTGTAAGAGCTGAGGCACTTACCGCACAAACTGGTGCTAACTTAGTACCTACTAAATGTTTAGCTGTAACAGTTTCAGAAACAGACAGACATATCATAGTTTTAGGTGCTGACCCTATATCAGGAACTAGTAGAACTGGTGTTATTGATCCTATGCTTATAGCTTTTGGTGATCAAGAAAGTTTACTTGAGTTTGAGCCTAAAGAAACTAATACTGCGGGTAGTCTAAGATTATCGGAAGGTAGTTTAATTATAGGTTCCGTAAAAGCTAGACAAGAAACTTTAGTTTGGACAGATACAGCTTTATATAGTATGCAATTTATTGGACCGCCATTTACATTTGGTATAAATTTAATAAACAATAATACTGGACTTATTTCACCTAACGGGGCGGTTACCTCACCTAGCGGAGTATACTGGATGGGTTATGATAACTTTTACGTCTATAACGGGAGTGTACAGAAAGTGCCTTGTAGCGTATTAAGTTATGTATTTGATGACCTTAATGCTGGTCAAGCATTTAAAATATGTGCTTTTACTAATAATGCTCATGATGAAGTTGGTTGGTTTTATCCTTCTGCTAGTTCAGAAGAGATTGATAGATACGTTGTTTATGACTATAACGATAATGTTTGGACTTACGGTCAATTAAGTAGAACAGCATGGCTTGATGAAGGCACAGTTGATTATCCAAGGGCTACAAGTGAAAATTATTTATACGAGCATGAGTTCGGTTATAACGATGATGGTAACCCTATGACCAACGTATTTATAGAAAGCAGTGATTTTGATATAGGAGATGGTGAACAGTTTGCTTTTATAAACAGAATAGTACCTGATGTCAAATTTTTAAACAACAGTTCAGCTGGGCAAGTAAATTTAGTTTTAAAAACTAGAAACTTTCCTGGAGACTCTTTAACTACTAATAGTACTAGTGCGGTAGGTAGCACAACTCAACAAACACACGTTAGAGGTAGAGCAAGGCAAATTGTACTCCGTTTAGAGTCAGAAGATAATAACACTAATTCTGGTAATGATGATACTGGGTGGAGACTAGGTGCTACTAGAATAGATACTAGAAGCGACGGAAGAAGATGAGCAGACTTTTAGCTACTAGATTACCTATATCAATGGGTAAAGAAGTTACTCCTGATATCTATAATCGATTAGTAAGAATATTAGAAATAAACTTAGGTACATTTGACCCTGACAATACACGGCAAATAACCTCACCAGAACGAGACACGCTCAAATTTAACGTGGGCAGTTTAATTTGGAATACAGATGTAGAAGTACTTCAAGTGTGGACTGGGTACAAGTGGTTAGACATTGGACAAAGAGTTATCGACCGTGGATACGAGGCTACAGCTAGTGTAGGTAGAGTTACGGTGGCTTTAGACGGTAATACTTCTATAGAAATAGCGGTAAATAATTAAAGATATGAGTTGTTTATAACCTATACAGCTTATGAACTTGTATATATAATAGAATACAAGAGCACAGGAACTAATTTATGGGCGGATTAAAGAGCGCATTCAAAAGTATTAAAAGGTTCGTTAAAAAGAACACGAAAGAGATCGCCACTGTAGCAGGGTTATTTATTCCTGGAGTTGGTCCAGCGTTAGGTGCAGGTATAGGTAGAGGTATAGGCGGTTTAGCTGAAGGAGAAGATTTAGGCGAAGCAGCGATGGCTGGTGCACAAATATTTGCTGGCGGTAAAATGTTAGGTGGTGCTGGTTTTGGTTTTAACCCTGAAGGTGTAGGTTTTAGCGGTAAGTTTATGTCAGGTACTCCTGGAATGGAAGGTTTATATGGCGTGGACCGTGGTTTAGGTAGTGGCGGTTTAGGTGACTTTTTTACTAATATAGGTGCTAATGCACGTAATCCTTTTTTACCAGAAGGTAGCAGAGCAGAACTCACAGGTATAGGTGACTCCTTTAAAGAATTAAACATGTTACAAAAAGCGGGTGCTGGTCTTATAGGTACTAGTGCGTTAAACAGTATGACTGGTGGGCTTATGGGTGACGAAGAACCAGTTACTATGCCTGGACCAATAGACCAAGGCGGATACTTAACCGCTGGTTTAACCCCCGCACAACTTAGCGACGTTTACGGTACTCAAGGCTCGGGTACAGGTATAGCTGGTAGTATGCCTAGTTTAAGTCAAGCTTATGATTACGACCCAGTAAATTCTACTATAGCTGAAATACTTAAACAGACTCAAGAAAATGAATTAGATTTCCCTGAGTTTGCTAGAATAAACGTAAAAGAAGGTGGTATAGCGAGGTTGGCTGATGGTGGTGAAATGCCTGAAATAGATTTAAGAGAAACAGGTGGTGAAACTGAAGACCCAGAAGGCTCTGGTGATGAAGACACTATACCAGCATTATTAGCAGACGGTGAGTTTGTTATGACTAAACAAGCCGTAAAAGGAATAGGTAACGGCGACCATGATCAAGGTATAGCTCAGTTATACGCAATGATGGACATGAATGAAAATAAAGCTCAAATGATGGGTTTAGGTAGGGCATAAATGGCAGAACAAACAACA